GCCTTCTTCCTGTTATCACTGATATAGGAATGGTAGCGGATCTCTCCCACAACAGCGAATTGGTTTTTGATGAAATCATCATTGACCCATCCAAGTTTCAGTACGAAATCTTTGTAGATATCGACTTTATATTGGGTGAAGTCACCAACCATTGCAAAACCAGGAGCGACCTTATTTGCCTGAGTAAACAACGGACGAATCGAATCCAAGAATGGAGGAGTCAGATACTCACCGTAGCTGGATTTCAGCATCAACATTTTCCAAAGAGTAATCGGGTTTAAAGCGATACCATTTGGAACATAGTTGTAGCTGGCCAATTGGGCAAGCATTGCACCGAGACCATCATACATATTTGCATCAGTAACCTCACCATTAAATTCTGTAATTTCAAAAGGACGAGATACATCCCTTACATTACTTTGAATGGTGTCATCAAATACCCTGATTACATCATCCTGAAGCATCCTACGTACGGTTGTACCGAAGCCGGGAAGATCCTCTTCGAATTCGTCAGTGATTGTAATATAACCCGCGATCTTTTTTGCCACACTTACTTCAACCTGGAACTTATGTTGAGTTAAAGGCTTAAGGCCTCCTTCCGCAACAATAGCAGGTCCTGTTTCATACGCAGTTTCGTTTGCCCATGCAAGGCGAGACTGGTTTGTCCTTCCAAGATCAACCCTGTTGATCATAAAATTTGGATTCCGGAGAATCTCAAACAACTCCAGAGCTGTACCACCGAGACCAGGAAGATAAGGACTGGAAGGAGGAGCGGTCATTGCCTGTACAGAGTTTCCGATGCTTGTGATACCCGCAGCTTTAAGCTGGGCACCAGTGAACTCCATATACTTTCCATTGGCCTTCAGATCTTTCAGTTTAGGAGCTTGCTCCTCGATGAATTGTTCCAAGGATTTAGAACCGGCCGGAGCTTTTTCCAGGATCTGATTGATCTTATTACCTTGTTCTTTGGCAACGTCTTCTGCTTTCTGAAGCTTTTCATTCAATTTTTGAATTTCTTCAGCTTTGAATTTTTCGAAATCTTCAGCCTTCATCAGACCTTTCTGTAAATCAGTAACCTTTTCATTGATATTATTTTCAATTTCGGTTCCTAATTTTTTAATCTCGGAAGCTGTCTCCGCCCCGAGCTTTTCTTTCATTTCGTTAAATTGCTCTTGTGTCATTTTTGACTAGATTGTTAATTAAAAAATTTGATTTCTTTTATGGCTTTATCTAAATCAAAAGTGTCCTTTTGGTCGCGGCGTTGTTCAATCAACGTGCTCTTAATGGACGGCTCTTGTTGAAAAAGTTCTTTGGTTAATTGTTCCATCTGTTTGAGTTCCATTTCAAACCCTTGCATGGTCTCATCAGATTGGAGTCCTGATTTAATTTGCTTATAAAGAAGATCATACCTTTCACTCATCTTTAAAAGGATTGCTTCCTTATTACCTGATTTAACCCCAAGGTACGGGGTTAAAGAATTCGCCCCGAGGCCTACGGTTGACCCCTCGTACACTTTATATTCTTTCACCAAGAACATAATACCAACTTTCTCCGCATCTTCGGGATTCAATAAAAGATCTAAATACTGTTTCCAGTTATCAGATTCTTTGTCAATCATTTCGATATCCATATAACGGAAACCAAATGAATGGTTATCATAGATACCTTCTTGGTAATTGATAAGGGTGTCATTTCCCAGGGTTGTATTTGACATCTTTGTTTCAAAATACATCCCTGGGACCGAACGACCCTTGTGGGTAATTGTTGATTCTTCCAGAACCATCAATTTTCCAGGGATGTTTTCCCAGCGATGATCTTTTAAGTGTTTTATTTTAGCAGGGGCATTTGAATTTGGACCTCTTTCATTGATAGATTTCGAGTAAGATCCTGGTAAGGATACATCGAAATCCGAATCAAAGTAATAGGTAGTATTATAAAATCCGGTGACAACCCTTTTTGTAAGATCTACATCTTTCACTATAAACTGATCACTGGATTTTACCCCGTATATGGTCTCGTACTTTTTCTGTTTAAGCAGTTCAGGATTGTCCTGCTGGAGTTGAATTTCCATTATTTACTGGATTTATATTTTGATTTTGTTGTTCTCCTGGAATAACCATTCTAGCGGCATCATCCGGATTTATTCCGAACACTACCTCAAGGGTGCTTTTTTTAGCTTCTTCAGACATGGCCGAAGTAAGAATGTCTATAATACCTTGAACCCCACCATATGTCATTGCAAATGCAAGGGGTTGATCTGGATCACGTTGTAATTGATTTATAAACAGATCATCACCTGGTACAGGATCTTCTCCATTAGCTATCCTCCATTGATTCCTGGTAATTAATCCTGTTTCCCATTCAATCTTATAAGCGGTATCCCTTTCCCTTCTAGCCCGAGTCAACTCCAATTCATTTTGTTGTAAGGCCGGTATATGAGAGTAGTCCTTGTCTAATTTAAGATTGTATTTTTCAGTATCAAAAAACTGATTCCATTGTTCGTAATTACTTTGAGCTTCTGGGATGATACCATCTTGATATAAAAGTTGTTTTCCTTCTTTTACATTAGAATAGGTCGTACCCTTTGCCGTACTCATTAACTGGTACGGATAATTATATTGATCGCAGATAGCCATTATATCAGCTTCAACCTCTTCAAACAACATAAGGTCCTTTGTAGGGACACTCATTGATTGCCATTTTAAACTGGCTGATGTGATAATGAATTTCCATTGGGAACCTTTTAGACCATATCTTGCAAATTGTTTTTGAAGATCTTCTTTATCAGGATCAGTTAAAGGTAAAGATGAAAATTGCCCCGCACCAGGGTCGTGTGATAGAATACCTAACGCCCCCCTGTAATTAATTAAAACGTTTCTGCTTTCGTAGGCCCCGAGGATATTATTAATGGGTAGTTCCAATGACTGAAGTCTGCTACCAGGGATAGAGATATAGTCAAATGAAGGTTGAATATCCTTCATAATGAATATGGCATCTACATCGATATTGGTTCTTTTCCCTTTATAATTAAGAACTATTTTTTCAATGACTCCCTTTGTGGCTTGTTCATAAAAAAGTTTATTGGTCTCTTCAATATCAACCATGTACGGGGGTATGTTCCATAATTGACTTGCATCAATATTTTCTTTGAATCCGTAAGGTTTAATAGGAAGAACTATATTGAATCCAAATAACTGCTGATAGATATAACCTTGAGCTTCAAATTGTTTCCAGGATTGTAATGGATTTGGCTTGTCGATCAGCTTCTTTAATTTCTTTGCATCCGGGGTTTGACTTTCTTTTCCTTGGGTATTTAACACCCATGTTTTACCATTGATATAAGACTGACCTTTCCTGTTTATAATGGCCGCGATCGGAGGACATTTTTGATATGCATCAACTGCATCATTCTGACCGGTAAATCTAAACAGATAATCATTACCGTTATTTCCAAACAGAAACATACCATTATGTTCCCCCCTGTAATTAGAAGGATTTACCTCGATCGAATAATTGATAGGGGTTGATGCCGATATGTTAAAAGATTTCACTGCTTGAGCGAAATCTCCTTTTAATATGTTTCTACCTACGGAAGGTATCAGTTGTTTTAAATTCATACATACGTTATAAAAAAAAGGGATAGCCCGATTTATTCGAACTATCCCTCTTAGGATTTATTTTAACCAATCTTGGACCTCGATCAACCCTTTGTCCTTAGGTTGATGCGGTTTTGATAACCGCGGGCCTCTGATTTTAATTCTTCAGGAGTACTGGTAATATTTAATATAGTACCGCACTTCCTACACTTGATACTGAAAGCTCCTTTAATGATATCCGCTTTAGCAACAAGTGTTCCGCAGTTAAAACATTTGACATCTTTTAGTTTAAAATCCACATATTAAAATTAATAAATAAAAAATACAGCTCAGAATAATTTTTCTTAGTCCCTTTGGAATGCCATGGTGAGGATGTTAGGTCGATCCTCATCATCTCCTTTCCGAACTATGTCTTCATGACTGGAAAAACCAACTTCTTTCCCCCATCCATGTGATTTCATAAACCTTAAAAGGGAATCGCGATTGAAATGATGAAGGTGCTCATCCGGTTTTAAATGTTTCCATTTTTCTAACCACTCTTTCCCAAGATAATGATGACACCACGGAAGTGAAATGCAAATTGTTTTACACGGAAGATCTTCTATAAACGAAAGATCAGGAACATGTTCAAGTGCATCCCAAAAAGTGTAAACATCAGCCATCTCAAAATTATTTAGGAT